CGCGACCCTTCAAACTGCCATACTCGCCCGCAATCAGATACCGCGCTGGAAACCCATGGTTCCGCAAACGCTTGAGCCAAATCTGAATGTCCGAGTATGTGAGGACGGTCGTCCGCTCGTGGCGGTCTATTCCGTCCTTGTCCCGCCCGTAAGTCAACGTCACGGAATGCGTTCCTACGGCGGTACGGCTTTCAGCCAAGCATCGACCAACCCAGTCGTTTGTGAGGTTGTCGATGCATATATCGCAGCTACGACAAGCAACGATGGTTCCCTCTGGTAGTGTGGTAGGATTACGGCACATTTTTAAGCCTCCATTACGTTGCTAGTCAGTAGCTGCATACTTACTCAAGGGAAGACGTGGTCCGAAAAAAGCCCCTAGATTTCTCTAGGGGCTTTTTTCTGCCGTCCCGGTTTATTTACCCGGGACCGGCGGCGTCGGCTCCTTGTCAGCGGGCTTCTGATTTGTGGCACCCACAAACAGGCGCCGGTTAAGGCCCTGCGTGCCTTCTAACCATGCAATCATTTTCGCCTGATTTTTATTGACGCCTTCTGCCTTCATGATCAGACCTACATGGAGGTCAAAATCATTATTGGCTTTCCGGCGCTGCGCAGGAACCTGTATGTCATACGTCATTGTAGCACTTCTTTCGCTCGTTCTCGCCATTGGGCCAATTCCCAATGCGCGGGGTCGTAGGGATCTTTCCAATCCCCACCCCACACAATAGCGATACCGTGCAAATGTGCAACCTCTTTTCCGATGTGGCCCAATAATTTCCATTGGTCCTTATTCATATTCCACGCATATTTGCTATGGACGATATCAGCCGCGCAGTGCTGATGCGCATATTGCTTGGAGCCATCATTTTTAGAATGGCCGTCGGCAAATACCTGTTGCTGCATTTTTTTCGTTCTGACGACGGTATGGGCATACATGGGTATGCCCAAATCGCGGCACCTTTTAACGAATGCCTTTTCGAACTCCAATATGAGCAGATGCGCGTTTTCCCTTTCGGCCCTCCATTGTTGGGCCTCATAGGTAGGATGGGCCAAAAAGGCCCAATCCTGTATTGCGCGCATTGCATCTTGCATGTCGCCGGGGACACTGTCCCGGCTCACCTCGCCGGTATCGGCGTCACTTTTCTCCATCATCCTGTAATAGAGCCTCCTTGTCGTCGGGCAGGGGTGGCTCAGACTGGGTGGCTCCTTCGTCGGCCACCTGTTCGCCAACGCTTGTATCAACTGGTGCTGGATCGACGGCCTTTGTTCCATTGACGCGCTCAAATGCTTGTTCCAACTGAATTTCGCGACGGCGGAACCGACGCATCATTTTTTCTTCAATGGCTACGAGAGCCGGATCGCGCTCCACAAACTCATGATGCGTTGTGTAGCTTTCTTCATCGACCGCTTCCCGGTGCTGCTTTGCACCATCACGGGTAAAGAAATCGACAATGGCGTCTTGGTCTGTGTGCGTAACTGCGTACGCCCCCGGTACAACGAACTTAAGTGTCTCACGACCCTTAACGAGCGCCAGCAGTCGCAGCTTGTCCTCACCGGCCAGCATAATAAATAGCGGCACTTCTTTACTCGTATTAACGTCAAGGGTGACGGCACGAGCATAATCGTTGTCAAACGGCATCACCTGACCCGCAGGCAGGTTTTCCCAATGGTGAATGTCATTCAGAGTAATCATAGTTGTTGGCCTTTCTTGACCGTTGTTTTGCTTATGAGAGCGGCTGCGAAGTACAGGGCGCTACACCCTTTCGGGTTAAGCGCCCTCACGGGTCTGGGCGACCGTCCTCAAGAGGGGCTTTTGCTCCGCAAAAGGACTGCCGTGGGGTTCCCTGCCCTTATGGGGCCACCGGCTGCTTGTCGATGCGTTCCAGATCGACCTTCGACATGACCGCATCGTATTCACTGACCGGCAGCGCCTCGATCAACGCAGGGCCGAACTGCGTATTTCCTTCAATCACGCACTGACCGAGCGTGATGCAATCGAACGGATCGATCGTAGACGTCCAAAACGGCTTGAGATGGATATCAGCCGGGACCAAATACGCATCTTTCGTAAGTCGTGGGTTTTGCGTTTCCACCGCCCAAATAGCGTTTCGATCCTCATCGAACCCCGCATCTACCTCGGGCCGATGAAAACGCCCGCCGATCCCGGGAGGCACGAAATTCCACCGGAAATTTTTCGGGCCATACCCGTAAATATCATCGGGCTGGTCATGGTCATTGTCGATATAATCGTTCTTGACGATTTCGACAGCCTCCGGATCGAGATGATCCTCAAGGAATGCGGGCAAATCATCCGGCGACAAAGCCGCCAGATACGGGTCTTCCATGCGCTCGAACAACTGTTCCGGCGCCGCATACGCGACGATCATGACGATACCGCCACCGGGAACACGCGGGACATTGAGATCAAACTCAATAGCTGCCGCGCCCTCTACAATCGACGTTGTCATCGCATCGGCATCCGATGAATAACGCTTTGACATACCAAAGCGCGTTTCACCGCGACGCAACAGAATTGGCTGACGCCATGCCTGTTCCGTGACGGAGATACCATCCATCAACAAATCACGGATCATGTCCTCATGAGCGTTGTAACGCTTCATGATGTTTGCAAAAATCTGGGCCTTTCTGGCCGTCTCGATATTCGCAAGCGAGATCGTGATACCGTTGTCTTGCAGGACAGCTACCGCGCCTTGCAAGTCGGCGCGCAGGTTAGTGGCCGTAAATCCGGCATCACCACCCGCCGCGCCTGAATATTTCACTTGCGTAACGCCGTCCCTCGATCCGGCGAGCATGGTACGCGCCGTCCCGCCTGCCGTCATCGTAAGATTTCCGTCCGGCTGAACTGGCACATATCTCCCCGCTATCGTGCCCTGTAGCGCTAGATTCTGCTGCGCGACTGTCAGCGCGACCTCGCCCTGCATCACGGCCTGATCGAAATCAGGCACGATATGGGAAAACATATTCTTCGGCCACATCGCTTGGGCAAGCGTCTTATCGAGAAGATCGCGCTGCGGAATGTTGGCCGATGTTTCGGCACGGGCGAAGTTAACCAGCGCATTATACGCGCGGGTATAGGACATGTTCGCCTGTTGCGTGGCGCGACGATGCTTGCCAAGGCGCTGATGAATCTGGTTTGTTTCGGGCGCACCGGCTGGCTGCGTCACGAAATACGGTGTCGGTGCCGGCGTACCGTCACGCTTACGGCCCGTATAAGCAAGGTCGAGATCGTCAGCGGTGCGAAATTCTGGCATGGCCAAATTTGGCACCAGCCAAGCCTCGCACACCACATCAATTCCGTTCAACAGAACTTCTACCGTCTGTTGCATCTCAAACGCGAACGCAAAGCGCCCTCGCATACTATCTTCACGCAAAAGCGGTATGGTTGCCACAGGCACCACTTTACCAGCCGGTAAAGAGGTCATATTGCGCAGATTGTGATTTCTGCGGGTGCGAGGCACCGCAATCGGGTTTGTTGCATGTCTTGTTTTTATCGGAGCCATTTTTTGATACCTTTCAAAATGGTGACACTTTCTCTTATCGCGATTTTGCCGACCCGTCTAGCGCGTCGGCAAGTTTTACAGGGCCTTTTTTTCACGGCCCCATCCAAGGTTCGAAGAATTCAAATACCGCCTTTCCGAACGACAGTGTGTCTTTCTTCGGGTCTCTTGTGAGAACCCCGGCTTTGACGCTATCGAATGCGTTTGTCACGTTTTTCGCGATGGGTTGCCCCATCGACTTATAACGTTCCTGACTCGTCATCCCGGTAACGTTATACCAGATATCATCCCATCCGGCATAAACGCCCGCGACCATTTCCACCAGTTCACTTTCGCCATAGCGATTTGCGAACGGCTCTGCGCCGCCTGTCGTCGGGTCGACGCCATACTGCACCCACGGATTCACCGTGTCAGCGGGCGCAAAGTTCGGCAGCATCGGCGCACCAGCGTTCGTCGCCAATCGTGCCGATTTGAAGGATGGGACGCCAGAGACGGCGCTAAAACTCGCGGATGGCTTTCCGCCCCCGCTTGTCCATCCTAACGCCCCTGCCATCCCGAAGTCGGCAGAGGGCGCAGGCGGAAAATAGCTCTTCGATGTTGGCAGCGCACTCTTAAAGAGCGACCCCGCCAAATTGTCGAGCGTTCCGCCTATCGCGCCCGCTATAACACTTCCCACAGAGGGGACAGCGGCGCGGGCTTGCGCAGCGGCCATCGCATTATGGCCGGTAGTCGTCGTCGTTGAAAACGCCGACAAACCACCGGCTTGCAGAATGGTCATAGGATTATAACCATTCTCCAAAGCCGCTTTATTCATCTCAGCCAAATTCGCTACGTTTGTGGAGACCAGCGGGATTTTCGCCGCCTCTTCCATCCTCCTCGCGTTTCTTTTGGCATCCTTTCGTCCGAGCAACCCGCCAATCAATGCGCCGAGAAATGCATGATGCATTTCCGGCGCACCGTTGGCTAGAAGAGCGTCGAAAATGACATCATGCATTTCTCTTACCCCTCTTATACAGGACTACTCCAATCTGGAGCGTGACCGCTAGAAGCGCCCCCGCCAGATTAACGAATGTGTCCGCATGCTCTGCGGCCACCCCATAGGTCACAAGCACGCCAGCTACATATAGACCGGCGCGTCGTACGACTGGCGCGAGCAACTCACGCCCTACCGATCCGATGACCTCTATCTTATCCATTTAATCACCCCCTTTCGTTCCATTTCCTTGCCCTGATTTGCGCCCTTTTACAAGAGGGCGCCTATTTGCACCATGGCACCCAGTCTTTACTTGCGCCACCGCCTGCACGGCGTGGCGCTAGCCGATCAGGCCTTGATTTACATACCTTTTTTTTGTCTTCGCGCGCCGAGAGCGACTGCGGGGCAGGCTCAGTTAGTTTTTGTACCGGTCTGTTTTTGGCCTGCGGCTTTTTTA